GTTGATGGTTTCGAACGCGATGCGCATCGTTTAGTCAATGGCGATGTTAAACCATATAACCAACCGTTCATTGTAGGTGGCGAACCAATGATGAAAGCGGGGGAACCAACGGCAAGCGCCGCCAACCGCGTCAACTGCCGATGCGTTGTTGTAATGGTGCCGCACCCCGACGAATTCGGGCAATAAAAAATTTATTAATTTTGGGAAAAATAACTAATATGGAATTTTTGTACAAGGCTTCGCCAATGGGTGAATTACTAGATGCCGACGAATCGAAAGGCATCGTAAAAGGATACGGTTCTTATTTCGACAATAAGGATTCGGATTCTGATATTATTCGCCGTGGCGCCTATCAAAAAACAATTAAGGAAAACGGGCATCGTGTTAAGTATTTATATCAACACAATATGATGCAACCGATCGGGAAAATGTCCGAATTATATGAAGATGAAAAAGGACTTGTTTTCGTTGCGGAAATTCCAAAAACCACACTTGGTAAAGATGTGGTTGAACTTATGAAGGCGGGGGTGATCACCGAAAATTCAGTTGGTATTTTACCGATCGTAAAAGAAGATAAAGGCGACTACCGCGAAATAAAAGAAGTAAAACTTTTTGAAATTAGCGCCGTAACTTTGGCGGCTAATGATCAAGCCAAGATTCTTGACGTAAAAGGAACCAAGAACCTTGAAGAACTTTACAAGCGTTACGATAACATTGCGAAGCTATTGCGCAAAGGCGAAATTAGCGACGATATGGGTTACGCTTTAGAAGCCGAAATTTTGAAATTGAAAGCATTGTTTATTGATGCCACGAAGCCGATTGAAGAAATCACTTCGCCGGAAGTAACTAAAGCGGACAATTACGAAATCGAATCATATTTATTAGAAACCTTAAAAAAACGATTTTCATAAAATGGAAAACTTTAAAAATCAAATCGATGAATTAGGAAATATCATCGATGCTAAATTGGAGAAAGCCTACGGTCAAGCGATCGAATCGGCTACTGGTAAAGCGGATGAAATGCTTAAAGGTGAAATCAAAAACCTTACTGAAACTTTCAACGCTAGAATGGATGAAATGGAAGTTGCTCGCAAAAAACAATTCGAAGCTAGCAAGCCAAAATCATTCAAATCTTCACTTATCGAAGTTGTAAAGAATGGCGCCCTTGAATCAATGATCAAAGGACAATCAAACGGTGCGGCTTTCGAAATCAAAGCCGATATGACAACTGCCGCTGACTTCACTAACGAAGTTATCGCCGCAGACCGTGTTGCCGGTATCAAATACGATCCAACAAGATCACTTCATATGCGTTCAATCATTCCGGTTGGATCAACTTCTTCTGACGTTGTTCGTTTCGTAAAAGAAAGCGGATATTCTGACGGTGGTGCGGCTAAAGCCGAAGGTGCAACTTTAGGTCAATCGGATTTCGATCTTACTGCAACCGACGCTAACGTTCAAAAGTTAGGGGCGTATTTCAGAATTTCTGAAGAAATGCTTGCCGATACACCTGCGCTTGCTTCTTACATTTCTGTTCGTGCTTCTGAAAAACTTCTTGCACTAGAAGATAACCAAATCCTTAACGGAAACGGTACTGCGCCAAACCTTTCGGGTATCATTACCGATGCGGCTGATTTCGCTGAAGGTGCTTTTGCTGACGCTATCGAAAGCGCTAACGAATTCGACGTTCTTGTTGTTGCACTTAACCAACTTGCACTTAAAGAATACCAAGCGGATTACATTATTCTTAACCCTAGCGATTTCCACAAAATCCTATTGTTAAAGGATACGCAAAACAATTACCTAAAAGACCAAGTTTATGCAGGTCTAGCGCCTAACTTTATGGGTGTACCGGTAATCGTTAATACTGCTATCGCCGCCGGTACTTTCTTAACTGGAAACTTCGGTCAAGGTACTCAACTTTGGACTCGCGACAACCTTGCAGTTAGCTTCCACCGTGAAGATGGAACTAACGTTCGCGATGGTTTCGTAACCGTTAGAATCGTTGAGCGTGTTGCATTAACCAACTACTTACCAAACGCATTCGTTAACGGATCGTTCTCAACTGCTAAAGCGGCACTTGAAACACCATAAGAATAACGAATAAGTTACTTCAAGAAAGCCCCGCCAATTAGGTGGGGTTTTTTTATGCGCCTATTTTAGTGTTTGGCGCCTTTTTGTTTTAGACTTTGTGGAAATATCGCGTATCGCGATATGCAATATTCACCGATTATATATGTTTTTGGTGAACACAATCACCGATTTAAATAAATTTTATTTTTTTTTAAAAAAAGTTTTGTGATTCAAAAAAGTATTTTATATTTGTAGTGAACAAAACAATAAAACAAATTAAAAATCAAAATTTACGCCTTATGAAAGCAATTTTAGAATTACCGATTATTAACAACAACCCAAAATTAGGTTTATGTAAGCCGACTATTGAAGATAAAGGGGATAGATTTCTTGTTGTATGGAAGTATCAATGTACGGCTTGGGCTTGTCAAGGTCAATGGTCAGCTTATGAAGAATCAATTTTAAAGACTGATTATGATTTTAACAAAGTGGTTAATGAACTTACTGATTTTGTAAAATCGGAATATAAACTTTAAACCAACGCCCCCTTCGGGGGGCTTTTAAAAAACTAATTATGGAAGCATTTGATCCGCAATGGGATGGTTGGTATCACGATTGCCCCGAATGCGGAAAAGAAATACCACACTACAAAGATTATTGTTCAACCGGATGTGCAAATTCCGACTTTACCGAAAAAGTATGAAAAACCTTGAAAAACGCGAAAAGCAAATTATTGAAAAATTAGACTACGGTTCAACCGTTGGATTGGCGATGGTCGCCTTTGGATTAGCCTTGTTAATCATTAGAAACTTCTTTTTCGTATGAAACGGGCGGATTGGAAAAAGACAACGCGATTCCTTGTAGAAATGTTTTTTATTTTCACAATGGCGGTTGTTCTAGGCGTTATGGCTTCACTTTTATTGTTCAAGATCTTATGGAATCTTTAATTGACACGATAAATGAAATTATCGCTACTGGTGACAACTGCAACTTGCCTTATATCCAAATCCTTGGGCGCAAGGCAAAAAAACAATACGTCGAAGAAATCATTAAACAAAGCCGAAAAAATGTCTAGTTTTAGCGATCCATTAGAAGAATACTACAATTCAATTGGCAACCACGGGGAATATTTAACCCGTTGCCCGAATTGTGGACTTTATAGCACCGGATATTATTGTTCGGATGAATGCGAAGAAGATCACCGCATTACGTTTTCATAACGTGATTTTTAATTTGTTTTGGTTCGATAAGGGGGTGCGCAAGCGCCCCTTTATTTTTTGTTTAACTTTACGATGTGATCGGCATAACTAATTACAAGGGTTGCGCTACCGAATATCACTTCGCAACGGAATGTACAAGGCGGAACTATATTGTTTCGATGCCATTGCTAGATTCTAGCCCCTACGATGCAATTGTAGATACCCACAATGGTATTTATAAGGTTCAAATAAAATACACCGCCAACGAACCAAGACAAGGGCGCAAAACGGTTCATATTCCGTTAGAAGGCAAAAGCGAACGATACAATTTAAATTCCGTTGATTTCTTCGCCGTTTATTCAGAATATTTTGCGGCTTTTTTTGTTTTTCCAAATACCGGATCAATGAAAGCGATTCGTTTATCATTAGACGGAAAAAATTCAATTTATTTTAATAACTTTGATTTCAATTATTCTTCATCATAATAGTTAAGTTGTTTAGTTAACGAAAAATGCGCTTCAAATCCTTGTGGCGCATTTTTTTTATCTTTGATCAAAACAATACGATATGAAATTCAAGGTTAAAAACGAAAAAGTTGCCCAAGATCACGGCGTTAAAATAGGCGCCACAATTGATGTATTGGAGCAACACGCCGACAAATGGATTCGAATGGGTTGGGGTACTAAAGTTGAAAAGAAGGCGGACAAAGAAGAAAAAACCGAAATTGAAACTAAAGAACTAAAGTTCGAAAACGAAACAAAAGATGCGACAAGTCAAGATTAATTCCGTTACTGGAAGCGAAATTGTAACGGTTCAAGAAGTTAAGGATTACGTTCGCATCGATACAAGTGCCGACGATACAATCATTGGTTTAATGATCACCCAAGCGCGTATTTGGTGCGAAAACTATATTTCACGCGATATTGTGGCGAAAAATAGAACGTACTATTTGCACACCACAAACGGGATGTTTGATTTACCATTTGCGCCGGTTGCTTCAATTAGCACCGTGACCATTGAAGGCAATGAATCGGATTACACGGTTCTTGGTCTTGATAATGAAACAATCGAACTTGATGGGGGTGCCGCCGAAAACGTCAAAGTTACTTATGTGACAACTGGCTTATCGGATGGACTTTTAAAGCAAGCGATTCTTCAACTTGTTTCAACGTATTACGATAACCGTTCGGACTTTACTAGCGAATCGGTAAATGAAATTCCAACCAACGTGAAAAGCATTTTATCAAGTTATAAAACGATGTTCATTTAATGCAAGCGGGAAATTTAAATACAAGGGTGACGATTAAACGGCTTTCCGAAACTTCCGATTCGTATGGCGGAACCGTTTCGACAATTGCCGATTATTCGACTATTTGGGCGAACAAAAAAGAATTGGGCGGCGAAGTAAAAAACGAAAACGGACAACGCACCCTTTACAACGATATTGAATTAACCGTTCGTAAAAAAACGGCGGAAAATATTCGCCACGATGACGTTTTGCAAATCGAATCACAAACCGGAACGTATCGCGTTACCGAAATATTTGATTCGAAACAAGACTTTATGACCACAATACGCGCAACGAAAATCGCCTAATGTTTGACGTTGCTATAAATACCGCCGATTACAATAAACTTCAAAAGAAGTTCAAGAAGTTGTACAAGTTTTCGCAAAGGGATGCGATAACTGAAGTCAATCGCGCGATGTTAAACGCACAAGCAATGGCAATAGCTTCAGCGCCGGTTGCCGGAAAGGGTGAATATGGTTCAACGCTAAAAGGTTCGATTCAATTAAGAAATTTATCGGATGGCGCCGAAATGTATTCAACGGCTTATTACGCGCCTTATGTAGAATTCGGAACTGGATCAAAATACGTTTCGCCAAACGATGCGACCGAATTAGGTATTCCGGATTCGTACATTGCCCAATTCAAAGGAAAGGGAATCAAAGAAGTTAATTTAAAGCCACGCCCGTTTTTTTATGTATCGGCGCGCAAGGCTTATATGAATATGCTAACGCGGGTTGAAAACCGCCTTAAAAGAATTGCAAATGAATGAAATCTTGCACCATATCCGCAAGGCGTTTATAGACCGTTTAAGCGGCAATTTATCCGTTGGCGGTACTTCGGTATCGGTTTACAACGTAATCCCGCGAAACGCTTCTTATCCGCTTGTAAGGATATATTCGGTTGCGAACAACGAAATCGATTTAAACCGATCGGCGTTTAATCTTGAAGGTCAACTTCGCCTTGAAGTGATCACAAGGTTTGATGGTAATTCGGGCGGTGAATTGCAATGCAACCAAATCGTTGATTCGATATTAAACCAAATCCGAACAAGATCGGCGGGTTATATTGACTTATCGGCGCAAGGTTTTAATGTTTACGGGATCACCAATGAAGGGGTTAATTACCTTGAAGATGACTTTGACGATCACACCTATTTCCGCGCAATCATTAATATAAACGTAAAATGCGAAAAAATTTAGTTTCCTATTTTTGTGCTATGGATTTAGATAACAGAATTTCGTTCTTTAGCGGGTTTATTTTTACCGCCGCGACGTCAATAAATATGATGGGTTGGGTTCAAGCCGCCGCCGTTGGTTTAATCGGTGGTTTTTTTGGTCTTTTAGGAAAGCAAACGTTTTATTACGTTCGCGATGAATTCAAGGACTGGAAAAAGAAAAAAGGCGCCTAAATGACTTCACCCAAACTAAACGACGATTCAAGTTTATCGATCAATATCAAGTGGTTGATTCAAATTGTGGTTTTAGTTGGAACTGCGGTTTACCTTTATTTTGGTCTTGAAAATAGGATTGCCGACAATGAAGATGAATTGCGATCCTTACGATACAATCAAAACACTTATATTTTTCCGGATATTCGGATACT